TTTAATAAACTTGTTGGAGTAGGCATTAAAGTATTCCAAATGACCTGAATTTAGCAGCTTGAGCATGGCAATTTTCGATTAATCTGTTCAAGTCTACCTTTGTTGCACCGTCATCTGTATTTAATAGATTAGCGGCAATAGAGGCTTTTCTCATCCAACCTTCTCTGGCGGAAGCTCTAACATCATAGATTTCTTGTTGGACGAAACCACTATCACGCCAAGTTAAAGGATTACCATCTGCTGGAACTACGCCATCTTGAAAGTTTTGTCCAACAGCATAATTAATTTCAGGAAAACTAGGCTCAACAGTACCAGAAGTGCCAGCAATATAACACTGATAAACACGTCCATTAGGAACTGTAGGAACAATTTGGTCTCCGACACTATAAGTTTGAGAAGCTGTCCAAGAACCAAATCTTTTATGCTCATCAATTAATTCTCCAAGTGCGTTAGAATCAAGCTCAGGATATGCATCAGCTTGTACCATCCAACTTAGTTTTTTAATCGCTTGTAATCTTGACAATGGCATAGTTTAAATCCTCGAATTATATCTATTATATTTTACGACATTAAAGATAAGAAAAAAAAAGACCAGATTTCTCTGGTCTTTCTCCCATAGTAATGATACTATTAGTTGTTGGCGACAAGCACCGCAATTGAACCACATACAGATGCTGTTGGTAAATCGTGATATTTGAACCCAAAGCGCTCGGTAGCTCTGAAGAAGAGGGAATCACTAATGAAACCAGCTTGGTCAGATACTTGGATTCTAAGGTCACGTCTGGAACCCATAATAGCACCAGTGGACATATTACCAAAGAGTGCAAGAGCAGTATCAGCTGCAGGTGTTGGGTCTTGGCTTAATACCTGAGTGTAGATGACAGGATAACCAAACAATGTCGGGTTAGGTCCTGGAGCAGCAGTAAGGTCAAAGAAGCCGTTACCAGAAAGCGCATCCAGGTCATTGCAGACAACCTGTTGGAAGAATGCACGGTTCATATAGAATGCACATTCGCCTGGTCTATCTGCGTACTGAGGAATAGCTGCAGTAAGTTTACGAAGGTCTGCAAGAGTAGTTGCATTCCAGTTTCCAGTTACGTCAGCACCAGTGTAAATCCAACCTGCGTTAGCACCACCGTTAACACCAGCAATCTGTGGAACTACACCAGTAATACCACCATAAGTGGAAGTACCATCACCTAAGAAGGTTGCAAGGTCTTCATTGTATGCCATTACATATGCCATATCTTGTGCCAATGTAGCACCAACGTCCACAATAGAGTCTTCTTGTAATTCTGAAGAAACCTGTGTAAGAATAGCAAGTTTCTTAGCAAGGATTTGAACGTTTGCAAAAGTAACTTGTGATTGAGTAATGTTGGTGTTTTCAGCTGGCCAGTAAGCAGTTGTTGAAGCAGTGTTCTTTGGAACGTTCAAGTTATCGCTTGACATACCCATAACACGAGCATTCTGTCTCATAACACCATATTGGTCACGCAAGAAAATAACTTCACGAGCAAGAATCTGTGGAACTAAATATCCACCGTCTGCATCGGTTGTTTCGTTTTGACCCTTTGTGTAATAGCCATTTTCAACTAACCACTGATGAGCCTTTTTGTCATTACGGCCAACCATCTTAGCCAACTGACCAAAAGCATAACCCATCTTTTCTTTTTCTGCACGGGAATCTGGTGAAAAGCCCTTAACATTTTTAAAAGATGAAGAGCTAGGAATGATAATATCGGACATTTTTTTAACCTCTACGTTATCTGGAGTAGCAGTAGGAACTTGTGCAAGAGCTTTAATCATCTCTGCTTTTTCTTCCAATGCTTTGTTTTCTTCGATTAGAGCTTTAGCTGCAACTGTATCTGCATTTTCAAGCTCTAGAATTTCAGTAGCCTTAATCGCATTGTCTTTGATTTTGGCTTGGATTTCTTCAAGTGTCATTTTTTTTACCTTAGTCTTGTACTTCGACTTAAATTAAATATTTCAAAGCTGCTGTAAGTAATGCATTTCTTTCAGCTTCTTTATCAATATCAATTGTTTTTTTAATTTCTGGTTCTTGAATATCATCTACATCACGCAAATGAGACCAAACCAATTTTGCCAAACCTTTAGCTTGGCTGCGAGAAAGGTCCATAGCATCACGCAAGGCTCTTTCACATTGTTTAATATTTTCAGGTGATTTAGCAACTATACCCTTCATTGCTTCCATTTCCATAGACATTTGAGCATCTGGCATTGCAACATACTTATCTGCAACCATCATAACTCTATCGTGGAATCCTTGAACTACTGCATTAATAGTAGCAATATCACCACCAGACTCAATCACACCTAAAACACCCTCTATCATTCGTTTATATAGGCAGTGAATTGAATCAGCAACTAAATCTTCTTCAACACCATCGTAAATAGTAGATGCAATTTCCTCAGGTGTAGCATTAATCATCATTAATCCTTCCACCATATCGTCTACATTTTCATCTTCTGATTCGTATTCGTCTTCAGATTTCTTTGACATTTCTCTTTTTTCCTTTTCGGTATAGTCAACATATCTGCCTTCTCTATCAAAATATCTCTTTGCTTCAGCTTTATTACGATATTCAGCAGGTGTAGGTGTTAATGATGCTTCTGCAAGTGCCCATCTTTTAATTTCATAAGACTTGCCCATCATTTCTCTTTCAACCATATGAGAAGCGGAACCAGAACTAAAACCTAATTGACCCTTTTTAGCAAGGTCATAAATCATCTTAGAATATTCATCAGCCATATCTAATTGAGCTGAATACCAAAGACCTTTATCATCCATCTTAACAGTGCCATAGCCAATCTTTTTTGTGCCTAAAGTCTTGTCCATTCCGTGGTTGTAATAAAGACCAAGCTTATGACTTTCACCATTATCAAATTCAAATCCAAAATCAGTGGACTTAGTAAAATAATCCTTTTCAAGGTCAGTGTCATTAGAATTGCCAAAGCGTACTAAATAACCCTCAACAACACCATTTTCTTTGGCTTTAATTTCTGATGAGTAAAAAGTTTTCATTGATTTGATAGGGTCTGGAATAACTCTTAATGCATCAGCTCTATGGACTACTGTTTGCTCTGTTAAAACATCTTTACCGTCTTGATCCTTTTGCACTAATTTAATGAGATACACAGGGTCTTCAGGTGTTCCAGTTAAAGTATAGTCTGAGATTGATGACTGTACTTCGCCATCTGTACGAATATCTACAATCTTACCTCTTGCATCAGACGCAGAAGTACCCCAAGATACATAGTCATCCATTTTTAAATCTTCAGGTTTTGCTTTAAACATACAATTAATCCTCTAATATCCAATTCTAATATTATTTTACGATATATAAGATATTAAAAATATTACACTGAAATGGTTATAGTTGTTTTTTGAACCTATAAACAAAGAAAAACCAGCTTTTTTACGGCTGGTTTTCCCTCCCCCACAGGTTTTGTCGAGCAGTTTTTGAGAACTGATTAGATTATACCATTTTATTAAACTTAGTGTGCCAAGCATTTAATGACTTTTTATAATCAGCAATCTCTCTTTTTAGATTTCCATTTTCTTTTGTTAATGATTCGATTTGTTTATCATACTCATTAGTAAATTCTTTGGTGGCTTCATCTCTATTGCCATTAAGAATATGAGTAGCAAAAATAACTCTGTTCTTTGTTTCTGTATGAGCTGCTTTTTCTTCTCGTAATTCTTTAAGTAGTTTTTCATTTTCACAAAGTAGTTTAAATAAGAAATCAAAGTCTAAATTAATCTTGCTCATTATTAGTTACCTTATCAACCAGAATTTCAAATATTTTTTTAATATCTTCGTAGCTTGGTCGTTCTTTCTCTATTTTATCAACACGCCAGAGTAAATACAAATTAAATACTGCAAAGAATAATAGTAATAATTTATCTATCATTCTTTTCTGTCATTTGTTTGATAAGAAGATTTAAAATATAATCGCCTAGTTTCATCACTTTAAAATCCTTCTTTATCAATACTCGGTGGTAATGTGTATCTATCATAACTCTGCATAATATTGCCGATTTTAGTGTTTTGTTGTCGGAAGAAGCCATTGTCATACTTCATTATTACACCGAGGAATTTCATTTGAATTCCTGTTAATTTAGAATACCAACAATCTTTACACCAATAACCGCAACCATTGTCATAGTAATCATAAATAACGTAGGTTTTTTTGTTAGAATTACAGTTCCAACATCCTACATACTCTTCGTCCAATGCTACAAAAAACTCACTCATTGTTTTGCACCTAACTTTTCTAAATAAGATACTTTTGATTTATAGTCTAGTGCATTAAATTCCTCTAACATTTTCACTACTTCTGCAAAAAGGAAATGTTTTGAAAGAGTTATTTTATTTGATGGATTGCAAAAAGCTTCAAATGGTATCGTATATGTACCTTTGCCAACTTTCATTTCAAACTCACAAGTAATCCTGTTGAGTTTAATGTCAGAGATATATTTTAAATCTATATTCTTAAAACCCATCTCTTTAAATGCTGTGATTGTAATAATGTCCTTGTGTGTCATAACAATATTATACACTCTATCGTTATATAGTCAAACAACAAAAAAGCCACTAGATGTGGTAGTGACTTTTTTTCGTTAGGGTTATTTAAGAAATAAATATGGCGCACTGTTTTATTCGGAATCTGTCTTGAAAAAAACCCATCTATTTTCTTGACAATCATTATAACGTTTGATATGATACTTCTGTTGGTAAGTTTTGTTTAAGAGGAAATGATTATGGTAAGTAAAATGTTTGCACTGTTGTTTCAGTTATCTAAGTATCCTTGTCCTGGAAATTGGTCAAATGAATTGGCTATGCTTGAGAATACAAGTGAAAAAATACAGCTGAATGCAATTAAAAGAATTGCACTGAAATGTAAAAACGATGCTGAAGTTCTTAAAGCAGTGCAAGACTATTTAGAAAGTAAGTGATAAAAAACCCCCTTGAAATATAGGGGTTTTTTCTTGCAATTCTATATAACGTATGCTATTATATTGGTGTAGGAAAGGTTGGAGTTAAAAATGAATGTTTCGATGATGATGTTAGTACCGATTGTCACTTGTTTAAAGAACAATGGAATCGAAGAGAATGTAATTGATTCTTTTATGCCGAAGACAACTTATAAAAGGGTTGGTAAAAGAGATGTTTTTTCTTCTAGCCCTGTAAATTGGAATGCTATTAAAGAAGTTAGCAATATTTCTGATAACAATATTCTTGAAATGATAGACCTTGCAAAAAAGTGGCAGACAAAATCTTCTAAAGAAATATTTGATTATAAGTTCTAAATAAACAAATAACCCCTGGATTTTACTCCAGGGGTTATTTTCGTTTAGGAATAGGAAATTTATGAACCAGTAAACAATTAAGAACACTATTATTATACGTTAATCCTGCAATTTGTCCACTATATTTTTTGACCAAGTAAATCCAGCATCACCACCCCAAAGGTCCCAGGCTACTCTACCGTTACTTGGATATCCTTGTTCTCCAGAGTTAAATCCTTCTGCTTTTTTATCAACTTCGTGTCTACTGAAGAAACTATACATTCTGACAACTGTATCTTCTGATAAGTTTTCTTCGTTAACAATTTGATTTGCCCTTGTTAAACCTATGATTGTTCCGCCGTCTCTGCCTTCATCTTTCCACTTTAATGCTCTCTTTGCGTTAGTGACCATAGATGCATTTGGTTTGTAAGATGCTTTAATACTTTTTCCAGCAACATCAGAGTTTGGGTTTTGAGTTGATATTGGTGTGCCTTGAGGATGGTAAATCTCTTCATCAGTAGCGTTGTAATCATATCCAACAATTCTCTTAGCTTCTGACCTATCGATAATTCCAGCCTTATATAATGTTTCAGCCTTTTTAGCCTCTTGTAAACTATCATCTTGCAGTGCTTTAATTTTGCTCAGGTCCCAGTTATAGAAATCACCCTCTTGTGTTTCAGGGAATTCACCTAATAAGTTTTGAGTAATTGATTCTGCAAATACAGTTAAGAGTGGAATGATACCTTGATTCCACGCTGCTGCTTCTGCCTCAAACATATTAGAATAGGTTGAGTTTTCTAAGCCTGCAGACAAGTTTAGGACCATACAGTTTAAACCCATTGCAGAGGATATTCTTTCTTCAGGTGTATGTCTAATAGAATCAAGAGCCATTTCATTAGGACTGAATGATACTTTCTCTACTTTAAATGGACCAGACATAACAGCAATAGAACCTGCATTATCTCCGGTAAATGAATCCTCTAAACGTCTCTTCATTGTTCTAAGGTCGTCATCACTAATGTCTACAATTTGGTCAGTAGCATCAGGACTTACCATAATAGAGGGAAGGCCAGAGTTGTTCATAAGACCAAAAGCACAAGATGAAGCTACGTTATCTGTTGCTATTTCTCTTAACACTGACATAAGCGGAGAACGACCAAGTCTATAATCAATTGGGTCTCTGCCGTAAGCTATGTGAATAATATCTTCTGGTGAAACTGCATATGGAGTACCGTCAACAACATAGTTATAGTGTGTGATTGGATTTATATTATCTCCAACAGGCTGACATTGTTGTGATGGTAAAAACTGCAATCCTATTACTGGACCGCCTTTTGATTTTCTAATCTTTCGGATATAAACATTTCCATAAATCTTGTAATCAATAATACAATTGCTCCAGAAACGTGTTGGTGCTAATTGATATTGAGGATTGGAAATAAGGGCAATCATAGGATGTTCTGGATATTTTTCATATTCAGAATCGCTACCTTCAACAAGTCTATAAACCATTGGAAGGGCTTGACTAAAACCTCTGATATAATAATCCATACTTATCGCCACGATGGAGTTAAGCATCAAGTCGCCACAGATGTTTTGCCAGTCTTTAGATGTGTTTGGTAATCTTCGAGAAAGGTTAGCAAATAAATCCTGAAGGCCAATACCTGATAAATAGTTTTGTCCACGCATTACAGTTGGCAGTGGAAGGTTCTGGCTTATATTTGCTATTGGTTGGTTTTTAGCTGATGGTCGTAAGAAATCGAAGAAGCCCATTTTATTTAAATCCTTGATGTTAATCTATTATATTTTTACGGTATTAGAATATGAGACCAAGAATATCCAGTTTTTATAGCAGATATTGTTTTTGGACTGACTTTATAAAAATGTGCTAAATCCTTAACTTGTCCACGATAGAAACATTTTAATGACTTTTTTATTTCTATTACTTCTTCAACTGATAAAATTTGGTCTTTACATTTTCCATCAATAGCCATATCAATTGAATTTGATTTATGTGTGTCCTGTCTCAAATGGTTTGGATTAACACATTTTCTATTTGAACAAGTATGGCAAATAATTTTATCATCTAATAGTGGTCCAATAAAATACTCATAAGAAAATCTATGAGCTTTAATAGTTTTTTTATTAACTTTTAAAACACCATAACCATAAAATGATAACTTACAATTCCAGTTCCAGCATCCTGTATTTTCATCAACAGTATATTTTTGGTTGAAACGTTCTATTGGGTCTACGTTATATAATCTCTTTGCCATTATATTGCTCTAAATTTCCTGATAGCTTTAGTTGTTAAATCATTGAAAGCATCTGCACAAGCATCCACAATATCGTCATGAGAATTAAATGGAAATGTTTCAAATTCATCTAGCAAATCTTTATTCCAATTTGCCCTTTTCATAAATACATTTCCATTATTAATTTGCACTGATAATGGTTCTGCTCTGACTTCTTTGCTTTTAGTAGGTCTTACAAATTCTATTATATATCCTGCAAGCATCTTAGTCCAGTAAAATGTTAAACTCTTTCCAGCACTTCCAGGGTCATTTGGTAAAGTAATCTTAACTGTCTTACCATCAAGCTCTGCAGTTCTTAAAATCTTGTCGTCTCGGTCTTTTGTTCCAAGCTGTTCACGCCATAAATCTAACAAGTAATAACAGTTATTGATATCTATTCCCATTAAAACACCTACAGAATAGTCATTTTTTCCACTAGAACTTGCAATATCATATGACCTAACAGTTCTAACCATTTTTGGAATATCGTCAACAATTTTGATAGAATTAACATTAAACATTGCCCCTTCTTTAGGAATAGGTCTGCCCATATATAAAGCACTAAAACCCATCGTTCCCATAATTGATTTAATATCTAAATAGTCTTGAGTTGAATATCTCTCAGGCCATATAGATTCATTTAACTCACGTCCTAGTAAATCGTTTTCTGGGTCGTCACAAATTGCAGGAATATTTAAAACTACAAATGATGGGTCTAGCTCTGTTGCGAAAGCTATCACATCATCATTTGACCATCTAGTATTAATTAAAACCATTGCCCCTGAAGGTTCTAAACGTGAATATAAATCCTCTCGGTAAAAGTCACGAATCTTTTCTTTCATTACAGATGAATTAGCTTCTTCACGGTTACGAATCAAATCATCTGCCAGAATTAGGTTGAATCCGATTGAGGTTCGTGGATTGTTAACTGAACCAACAAAATAAGTAGAGCCATTAGGTATTGACCATTCATCTATACTTTGGTGGCTATTATTTAATCCTGTTCTTTCAAGGCATATTTGTCTAGATTTGCGTGAGAATCTTCTTGCTATACTTTGACTATAACCACATACTAAAACGTTGGAATTTGCATTGTTTTCTAGGAAAAAAGAGGCAAAGCGTAAGCAGGTTTCACTCTTTCCTGACCTTGGAGGCAACGAGATAGCTAATCTTTTAATTTCACCATCAGCAACTTTTTGTAAATATTCGCAGATTAAGTTTAAATGTTTTGCATTAACATTCCAATTGTCTGGAGATGTTTCTGTCAAATATTTATGAAATTGGTTTTTCTTCCTCATCGATAATTTCTGCATCGATAGTTTCGTCTCTTGGGGTAAGTTGTTTTTGGTTGATGTTACTTGAGGCTTGGAGAATTGAAAGTGACCAAGATTCAAGTCTCTCGTGAAGGCTTGCAACGTCTCGTGCGGTATTACTTCTGATGTAATCTTTTTCAACTGCCACCTCTGCTATTGCGTTCATTGCATCTAAATGTTTTTTAAGTGAAAGAGCAATATATTCTGATAAGTTATCTCTCAGGTCTAATATTGCACCAGAATATTTGCCATCAATGATACTATCTTTAATTCTCCATATAGCTGATTTTGCAACACCAGTTTGTCTATGGATTTCATTAATAGTCATACCTTGTAATAGTAAAGCTATAACTTCTGGTTTCTTTTCTTCAGTTAAACTCATTTTAAGTAATCCAAAAACGACTCAATTCCACTAATATTTCCTAGTTTAATCAATGCTCGTTTAATTATGCCTTCGCTATCAACATTAAGCTCTTTATCTATCTCTTTGTAAAAATGTGTTCGATTGTTATTAAGACCAAAGTACATTTCTATGCATTTGATATCGATAGGTCTAAGTGTGGAGAGTATTTGATTAATAGCATAGTTAGCTTCATTAGTTTGGTTTTCTACAAACTCAACATCAACATCGTAGGTTGCATCAAACTCTTGTATTTTAATGCCTTTTGCTATTATTGCTTGGCGTAAAGAATACAAGGAATATTTTTCAGTGACTAGTGGTAATAACTCTTCATCGGTAATTTCTTTTTCAAGGTCAAGGTGGTTTATTCTTAATTTTGCTAAATTGATATGAGCTGGGATTTTAATAGTGTGATTATATTGTTCGATTGCTCTTCTAACTCTTCCTAAAATATAATGATAAGCTAATGTTGAAAACTTATTACCACTTTCAGGTTTGTAGTTATCTGCTGCTGCTATGATTCCTTCTATTGCATATTGGATAAGGTCTTCATAGTCAAGATTACACCAATGATAAGTTTTGCATATTTTGTGTACTTGGGACATATTGATGGTGATTATTTCATCAAGAGCTTTTTCTCTATGTCTTGTTTGTAGTTGATTATGCAAAAACTTATCCTCAGCAAGATTAGGATATCCAGGATTTAATTTCCTAGAGTATTTATAATCTTGCCAGGTTTTGATGTTTTTCATACAAATAGACTAATAATTCCTTTTCGCTCACTTCCAATGCTGTTGCTAATCTTTTAATAGTAGAAGGACGAGGCATACAAGAACCTGAGAACCATCTACTTATTAAAGGTTGAGCGACACCTACCCTTTCTGCAATTTCCATCTGTGTCAATTCTGTGATAAGTAAATCTTTTCTCTTCATAATACTTTTACTGTCTCGTTAAATGTGCAAGCGTAAATATTAACCATTCCCTTGTCAATAATATCTTTAATGTTTTCACTAGGTGATTTGTTATCTTGTGTTAAGGCATCGATAATTTCATGTATTTCAAGCATATCGTGATTAGCTTTTCCAACAGTGATATAGATTCTGACGTAGGGAATAACACCTTCTTCAGAAATGATAAAATCTTCTTCTTCGTCCATACCAATATTATAACACATACAAATATATTTTTGCAAGGATGTTGCACTTTTATCAGAGTATACGTTATAATGTGTGTGAGGTTTAGTAAATGGAAAAAGTGAACGATATTATGTCTCAGGAACTTTATATTTCCTTGGACAATTTAATTGAAATATGTAATGACCCGACTCGTACTCAGGCTACTAGCTTAAGAGTATTTGGTAGATACAATGTTATTGGTGATATATTTGCTATTTCAAAGGTTAGCTATGAAAGAGTGCAAATGGTTTTATATTTCAATAACTCAAACAAGAAGTTTTTTATTGTTAAGAAGTACAACAGTGGAAAATATTTCATTGAGTTTATGGAAAACATTGGGTCAGAAGAATGCATTGACTTTTTATTTGGTTTTGGTTTAACTCAGTTGGCCTATAATCAAAATCCTGATGGTAATGAAAATCATTTATATTATGATTTTGAAGAGAAGAAATTTGTTTTAATGTCAACTGCTGGCCATTCAATAATATTTAATGTCACCAACAGATAAACAGTTCAGATAAAAGAAAACCCTGGTTATTCACCAGGGTTTTTTATTGCATCTTTAATACTCATAAATTTTAGTCTATATAAAAGTGTATTTTTATTTATATTAGTATGTTCTGCTATGAAAGATAATCCAAATAAATCATATAATCCTTTAGCTTTTCCATAATAACCAGACCTTCTCATCTTTGGTTTTAAAACTTTTATTTTATTATTAAAACTTATTTCCCAGTATTTATTATTAAAAATTTGTGGGTTTTTAGTAAATGAGTTAATAATATATTTTTTTTGAGAATCGGTTAAGTTTAACAAATTAACATATTCTCTTATCATCAAACCTTCTTGTCTCCAAACTAAATCTGCAATAGCCTTAACTAAAACATCTATTTCTATATGACCATTAACAAAACTAATCTTGTGAAATGGCATAAAGATTGACTTTTGAGTTTTTTTATTTTTACTACCCTTTGGTCTACCTGCATTTGATTTAGGTTTTTGCAATATAGATTTTTCATCTATTAAGGTATTTGTCTCATATGAGTGTTCAAACATTAAAGAATATCCTTTCGTACAACTAAATCATATCATACCTGGTTTTTTCTAACCATATTAGTGTTAATTTCTTCACTTATGGCTTGAAAATGACTCATACCCTTTTTGATTCTATAACTTAATATTTGTTTAGATTTTCCAGTAATTTTTGCCAATTCAGAAAGCGATAATATCTTTCCTTCATAATAATATCCAGTTCGTTCACCAATAGCATAAAACCTTTCAACGTTAAAGTTTTTATATGCTTTTTGAGTTTTCTTCCAACATAAACCAGTGTGTTTATGAAGTAACCAATAAAGCTTCTTTTCTAAGGCTTGGTCATATTCTAAGTATGTAAATAACTCTTTAGCTTTTAAACCTTGCTTGTACCACATCAAATCTGTTAAACAATGGACAAAGTTTTCTTCTGTAACTTGATATTTAGGAAGTTCAAAAGGCACTTCTTTTTTATTACTTGAGCCTTTAGGTCTACCCTTTGGTTTTGGAGTTAAGTTGGTTTTTGCAATAGCTGGTTTTGTTTTTTTATGAACATAGCCATTGTCATATAAATGTTTAAAGTTTGTCAAAAAAAACTCAGATATATTTTCAACAGTAAGTAAAGAGTTGTTTTTTATTATTGTCTCACAAAATAAACTAACTTTTTCTTCATATAAATCATAATAGTCATCATAGACTTTTTTGTATTCAGGAAAAGATTCTTTAAAACCAGGAATTTTTTCTAACTTATTTTGAGCGACAAAAGAATAAATTTCTCTTGAAAGAGTTTGTGCAGATATAACCATTTTTTCACCTTGGAAAAAATCCATTTTCACATTTACTGGAGACTTGCAAATCTCCAGTAAATTCTTTTGGTGAAAAATGGAATCTTAGTTCCATTGGTAATATACCACACAAGTTTAAAGATTTCCTGCTTATCTGATAAAGAGTTTTTTTGTCAAACAAATAATAGAAATTATGGTCTTATTATTTGTTTGACAGAGAAACATTATTTGTTTGACGAAAAAACATTATTTGTTTGACAGTAAAGCATTATTTGTTTGACGTAAAGGTAAGCTGTCAAACAAATCCTATCCTAAATAATGCTCATCTTAATTAATTACTTCTACGAAGTAGAAGAGAAAGATAAGATATAGAGAGGGCTTCGCCCTATTTTGATAGGAATACCTACTCCAGAAAAAAGATTTGCATATAACGTTTATCATGATAACATTAACTGTTGGATGTTAAACAAGAAAGTGGTTAATCAAATGAACAGTGACGTTGAAGAAGAAGATGATGATTCTTGGTTTGCTTATGATGAAGAGTGGGATAATGCAATGAAAGAAGCAGTTGAAAAGAGAAAGGTACTAATTCAAAACTGCATTGACATTATTGACCGTATACTTTTAAAGGATGGTATTGTTTTTGTTGAAGAAGATGATACAATACTTTCGTTCGTTCAGTAATCCATCAATCATAACTCACAAAAAAGAAAGAAACCAGGAATTTTACTTCCTGGTTTTTTCAATTAGCTGTTGTTTTGTTGTGCAGTTTAAAATAGTCAATATGTTCTTAAAAAACCTCCGAGTTTTCCAATAGAAGTCCAGCTTCTACGTTTTAAATATACTCCATCACCATTAGCTGTTACTCCAGGACCAGGTCCTGTGTTTCCTTCAACTGTAACCACTCCACTTTCATTTGAAGAGATGACAATTCCAGCGTGATAAATACGTTTCTTTTCAGCAGAATAAAAGAGAATAACGTGTCCTTTTTTGACAATTGATGGATTGGCTTTAGCTTCCTCTAAAGATGTCCAAACGTTGTGTTTTTCAGCATATTTTTTCCAAGAGGTAGACCATCCATCAAGCTTAAGAAATTCCTTAGACAGTGTTAAGTCTAGTTTTTCAGCTGCATTCATAAATCTATACTTAACAAAACCGCAGCACCAAGCGAATCCTTCTTCGAGGTTTACTGATGCTAAGTATTTTTTGATGGCAGGTCCAAAATTGTCTATACTTGATTCAGTTACTCCAATGTTTAACACTGCTTCATCTGCTGCTAATAAAGCTATTTCTTTTTGCATTTTACTTGACACCTGGTTTGGAATAGTATAGTATAAAGCTGTTATAATCATTGAACACTCCAACTCATAGAGCCTTATTTTTTAAGGCTCTTTTTTTTATCGCTAGAGTTTTTGTTCTTGATGTTTAAAATTTATGAGAAAGTTTGTCCGTAATTTTCACTTTTAACTACAGTGATTCCATTGGTTGTATGGTCATAGACAAGGTAAGGTACATCATCTAACCAGTAACATCCTAAACCACTATCAGCAACATTACCAGTTACTACATTTGAAGCTGCAGTGGTGATATTTCCAGCACTATCAATAATCACTCTTTGAATGTTTGAAGATGATGTTCTAAAAACAATTAGTTGACTACCGTTTCCATTTATTGCTATTGCTGGTGTTGTTCCAGTACCTAATACAGTTGGCATTGAAGCTACTCCATTTACAAAATCATTTAAAGTGTAATATTCAATATCGTTATTATTTATATTCCTAACTACTATAGCTAGTTCATTTAGATTAGTAGGTGATATCCAACTTATTGCAGGTTCAGCTGCATCATCAATATCTGTATTTAAATAATCAAATGTAGAAAAATCTGGTGTTGTTGTTGATATTAATTGAACATTATTACCAGTTAAAGTTCCAATCATATGTTGATAAAAACCAGACATAGATGCTGATATAATGTATTGACCAACAAGTACATAATAAAAACTAACTCTTCTAGTATTTGAGCCTATAATTGGCAAAGAAGTAGTTTCAGTTCCACCAGTAGATACTTTCCATCCAAGCTGTCTATTTCCAGGAAAACCAGTAAAATAAGTTCCAATTGAATCAGTGTTGGCATTAGGACCAAAAGCACCACTAGAGGCAAGTTTAGTTTCTACTAATTGTCCAGCTACTTGTTTTTGTACTAACCCGTGGAATTGACCTCTCCAACATTGAAAAGAATATAATTTTAAATCTGTTTCACCTGGTGCTTCTAAACCAAATGGGTCAGGATAGTCAGGAATAAAGTCATGATTTAATTCATCAAATATAGTTTGAGCTTTAATATCATAATCATTAGTTTCTTCAGATAAATCTCTATCAAAACCAAATCTTTGATTACCAGCAATATATTCCATTCCACCACCCATTAACCAGGTTGAATACCCAGTTGTTGAGTTTAGATATCCATTTTGTAAATAACTTGCATTATTAAATGGAGTTGATGGGTTAGCTGTCCACCCTGGATGTATTTTATCTCCAAGATAATTAGTTGCTTCTATTCTGTCACAAAGATTAGAAATACCAGTTGAAGAGATAGTAATTGAAGATTGGTCATTGATAAACATAACATCAAACTCTTCTTCTTCTTTACCTTGAGTGTTATGTTGCCAAAATCTTCTACCATAATAAGTAACTGATATATTTGTGTCAGGTATTAATCCACCAGTATATACTTCAGGTAGTTGTTGATAACCTAATCCTTCTGAATAATCGTAATTTGGAGCTATAAAATTACATTTAGCTGTATTGTCATCTCTTATTAGTTTAATGCTTGAAACGTTGATATTTCCGCTTAAATTTAATGAGCCAACAAGTGAGATTCCATACATATCATCATTGACTTTTTTATATAATGATTCAAATACTGGGTCAATTGGATTTGCACGAGGATATGGATTGTCCTGATATGAAATATCAGGAAATGGATAAGTATTATGCAACTGGTCAGCAAAACATAAATCAACTCTAGCAGTGTTACCAGCAGGTTGAAAAGTTAAATCAGTTTGTAATATATCAGTATTAGATAGTTGACCATATCTTACTGTTAATGTAGATAAAATTGGTGATGCAGTATTAGAGTTTGCATTAATATCTAAGAATCTATATGCTGAAAAGTTTTGACAGTTTGGATATGCATAAGTTCTTGATGTTCCACTTCCTGGCAAAGTAATTTCTTTCTGATTATAGATAGAAGCACCATTAAATGACCATCCTCTAAATGGCATTCTAGGACTTCCTAACTCTTGAAATATAGGTGCAGTATCACTTAATTCACAGTAGATATTTGACACTGGCATAGTGTCTGTATTAGTACTATCACCAATTACACTTGGACCTAATCCTAAAGTTGCATTAAATTGTCTTTGAGTACCTACATAAGAAACATCATAATCACCAGTAAAACTAAAAACTTCTGGAAAAGCTGTTAAACCATAAATATTGATATCTTTATCAGTATCCATAGAATAAGACCAAGCATTTACCCAGCCTTTAAAATTCATTTTTCTTTCAAGTTTTACATCACTATTCAAAATAGCATATGTATTAAGAGCTGCACCAAAAGCATCATCAGCACCAGTAGTATGTAAATTAATAGTAGTGTCTTGGCTTACAAATTGACTTGCATCTCTAGCATAAATATAACTGTAACTTGGAATTAAAATACTATTAATTTGTGGAGCTGAAAGTATAAAGTTTTCTACTGATGCTGAAGCTCCATTTGCAAAAGCTTCTCCATCAAAAACAAAGTTATAATCTGAACCTACAGCTGATGAAATAGCCCCACTTGCAGTAACAGTTTGACCATTTAATGTAATAGATACTGTTGCTGTTTGTCCAACTCTAGTACGTTCATATTGAGTATATTTTGTTCTTGGTGGCCATAAATATTCAGTTCCTGGAACATTTTCATCAATGTCATAAAATATTCTAGTTGGATAAGAAAAATTTACAGTGCCAGAAATTGCTTGTGATTCTTCAACAAAAGGAACATATCCAACAACACCAGGAATAGAACCAGATTTTAAAACTATTGTTTGTGTAACTACTGTTCCAAAACCATTATCTACTGTTACATCTGCATTTATATACCAATACCAAGGTACACCAAATGGAGCTGGTACTGGTAAAGAACCTGTAGTAACAAAATTGGTTACTACTTGAACACTTCCACCAAAATGTCCACTGATTGTATAGTCAGCACCACGTTCCCATTCATAATATTCTGGTGGTTTTGCATATGAAAGGTCAGTTAATTTAGCAGCAGCATCATAAGCTAAAATACAACTTTGAGTGCAAGTTCTATCTAAATCAATATATGTAGCCATTAAAGTGTGCTATATGTCCTTACAGTAAATCTATATGTTTTTGTAGAAGTACCATCTGATACAACTACTCCAATATTACTATAAATATTATTTTGTTGCATTGATGTTGGTGTCCAAGTTATTTCACCAGTAACAGAATCAATTGTCATTCCTGGTGGTTCACCAGTTAAAGAAAATGATGCAGTTTCAAATTGTCCTACAAGAGCGACAACTGAAAAAATCATTTCGTATCCTTGAGTTACAATCCATTCATTAGCAGCTGGAATAGTATTGAATGCATAAGCAATTTCTGGTGGATTATTTGCAGGAATTGACACCTTTTTAGCACGATAAACAGCTCTTCTAACATTAATAGTATCTGAGTTTGTTGTCTCTTTAATAAAGTTACAGTTCCATTCGATAATTCTATATGTCTCTGGATTACCTTCTAAATCATTAAGATAAAAAACATCTCCAATGTCTAGATAATCAAACTCATTTTTATAAACAGTAAAGTTGTTATAAGAACCACTCATAGTAGCAGTGGAGTTTTGTATTAAGTCTAAACTTGTATCTGTATTTATTGACCCTATTATGCCAAGTACAATTCCATCACTATCATAAAGAGTATCACCAACTGATAATTCAGTAGTAAAAAATGTTCCAACACCAGATACAAGAGTAGTTGAAGTATTAGTAGTTATAGTTCCTGTTAAAGGTGTGATGTTATTAGGAATAAATCTACTTGTAAAATCAAAATAAGTAAGAAGGTCTGCTTCTAATTCAACTATTTCTCTGCCTGGAGTTAACTTAGCATAGAATTGATTAGCAGCTTGAGAAATGTCTGTTTTAGTATTCAATTTGTCATTAATCATAACAAAAGGATTAACATCTCCAAGCCAGTTTTGAGGTCTTAATGCTGGTGCAAGATAAGGATTTTGTGAAGCATTGTCATTTAATAACAGTTGTAATCTATCACCTGTAGCTTTATCTAATCCAACAATAAAAATTCTATTAGCTTCAGGTTTTTCATAAGTCTTTCTTAAGCTTCTAAGTGTTCTTTTGTATGCATCATAAATTGGAATACCACCATCATTGTTTGCTGATGTTTCATTTAAATATAAAGAAACAAAAGGATTTTGGTCAGGTATAAAATCTAAATCTAATAGTTGAAATTGATTGTATTGAATATATTGATTTTGACCATAAAGAGATGGATACCAAGTACCTTTACTAAAGAAAGTAAAGTTCTGAGCAAAATCACTTCTAAGCTTTTCTAAATAGCCACCAACATTATCACCAAGGTTAGCAATAAAGTTATATTGTCCCTGTGAGTTATTTCTATTTTGTGAAACTTGATATGTTGATAAAGTGGGAGAAACATATAAATCAAGAGTGTTTGGATTATTATTACCAGAACCACCAAAGATAATATTAGTCTTAAAAATAGTTTCTAAGTCTGTATTATCAAAGTTTGGAGCTTCAGAATAATATTCAAGATTTAAATGGTTATTCTTATCTATAGCCTCAAACTCTAATAAAGCATATTTATCGTAATTTTCACCTTGTATGTAGTTTATTTGAGGTGGCATTAGATAACCTTCAAAGAGTATTATTGGATTATAATTTGGAAGATTTGTGTATTCAATATCTTCTACTGTTCCACCAATAAAGTTATCTAATATAGCTAATTCAAAATCATCAATAATATAATCAACAATACCTATTGCAGTTCCATCATTTGCATATAAAGTATCGCCTGCATTTAATTCACTTAAAAATAAAGTATCTTGACCATAAATTGAGATAGCATCATAGAAGCTTATTAATCCAGATAAAAGAGCTGGTGGTCTTGGTTCTAGTTGTACTTTTATTGACCTATTACTTGTTATATCTGGTTTAATCATTCCAGCATCTTCTAATAGTTGATTTCTTCCAGTTAGTCTTAAACTTAATCCACCTTGTTCTGACCTATCAATACTTAACTGTTCTATAGCTGCAGTAATATCAACAGTAGAGTTAGAAGTTATTTCATTTCTAAGAGTATAGACATCATCAATACTATAAAACATATTACCATAATCAGTAGAAGCTAGTGGGTCTGCATCATCAAGATTAGTTTGGAATATCTTAATTCTAAATTGTGAGTTTGGTCTATCAACATCAGATGTAAAGTTGTTAAATGGATTAGTATTACCAGCTAAATCAGTTACATAAAACTGCAAAAACACTTGGTCTGTAGCAACTGGTGGTAAACATTTAAATGGTTCAGCTTGTGCATTTATGAATCTATTGATGTAAAGATTAATATTAGTCCAAAATGTTTCTGAAACACCTGAAAAAGAAGGTACTGGAGTAATGGTTAAGTTTGTGTCACTGATAATAGAATCAACAACACCAATAAAATTTCCATTGTTATCGTAAAGAGCATCATCGTAATTTACTTCAGATGTAAACAAAGTACCAGTTCCAGAGATAGCTCCATTACCAGCAGTAAATGTAATATCTCCAGTTTTTACATTATCTTTTGAAAATGATTTTGCAGTAAATGTATATTGAGAATCTGCAGATAATTCAAAACTAGTGTCATTAGTAATAGTTTGAACAAATCCAATAACTATTCCATCAGGTTGTTGTGAATCTGGATAAATATAAACTCTGTCTCCAACGTTTAACTCACTGGTAAATAAAGTACCTGTTCCTGTAATAGTTGCATCACCATTAACTCCACTAATATCACCAGTTAAAAAAGTAGGATAAGCTGGTGGTGCAGATTCAGTTGTAATATTCTGTGATTTGATTGACCAGTTAGATAAGAAATATAACTTAGCCAACTGAAATGCTGCTTTACCTTGAGAAATTTGAATACTAAAACTTCCTGAAGGTGTAATGATTGGAGTTGAAGAATCATTAACATCATCATAGTTTCCAAAGTTAGCTGGTGGGTCAGGAACATTTAAATCAGTAAATGCGTGACAAAAGTTCAAACCATAAGAAGTAAGAATTAATAATGAGTTTCCACGACAAGGAATTATACAAACATCATTATATTGGTCGTTAGGATTTGCAATAGCAGATATTGGTCTTCCCTGAGAATAATTGCTTTCTGTTCTTGAATAAGTTTGTACTTTATTAGGTTGTTTTTTATTGTATTCAACATTAGAATTATTTTTTAATGCATTAGCAACTAAAGTCAAAGATGTATTTGAAGCTCTATTTGCAACAGTACCAATTAGCCTTCCATATTGGTCATAAATAACAGTACCATTTGCTAGTTCTGACATAAACTTTGTGTTATTGCCAGTTACTGTTGTTGAACTAGTAGATGTTGATATTACACCAGATAATGCAATGTAACCACGATAAACTGAACAAGAACCATCAGAACTAAAATGTAACTGAATATCTTTATCATTATTAGAAGAGTTAGCCCAATATAGTTTAATTAAAGGCTCATCATTACTATTTTTCTTTTCAAGTTTACTAAATGAAAAGAATAAGGGTTCATTTCTTTTAACACCAGCAGTTAACTGAATAACTTGTGACATTACTGGAGTGCTATCAGATTTACAAATGATATAAGTATTACCAGTTTTTTTATAGTCTTGTATTGTCCAGTTTGAAGACCCACCAGTTCCAGTAAAAGTAAAGTCAGCTATTTGATATCTTGCGTAATTACCAGTACAGGGAGTAGTAGCATCATTCCATTCAGGTGTCATTGGAAGTGGTTTTCCAAAAACAGATAGTGTTACTGGGTCAATAATGCAGTTATCTCTTGTACCAGCATCTACTTGTGTACCATCAGTTGCAAAAACGTAAGGACCTAATCGATTCTTACGTTCTTGAGGATAGTCTACATATACTTTAATATCAAGTTCTTCTAATCCACTTGGAACTGCCATTATGACCTCCGGAAACTAAAGTTTAAGTTGTTCGAGTTGGAATATCCCCTAACAATCTTTTCTACCCCTCTAACGATGTCATTTGAGGCATTTATTTGAGGACTTGATACACTTTTAAACCCACCCATTTGAACAGCAGAAATACCTTGGGCAGCTAATTCACCACCACCATAAGTCATATTTCTAAGTGTTAATTCATTTTGAGTCTTAGTGTTTTGTTGAATTAAATCTAAGGTACGTTGAGATTTTTCTTTTGTTTTGTCATTTTTAAGTAAGTCTTCAAGCTTGCCAAAGTCAGTGAGTTTAGATTTGTTAATTAAGTCATCAATATTAGTTGCTTTACCAGGATTTTGTAGTTGGTCTAATATCATCATTGCATAGTCAGAGCCTTTATTAATAGCTCTTCCTGGTGCAAATTGACCTCTTGTACCTTTAGCAATATCAGCAATTAAACCACCAACTTCTTTGATTTTAGTAAAGCCTTGGCCTGTTTGAAATATTAAAGCTAGTTTAGAAACTCTTGCAAGTTGTTCAACAAACAAAGATACTTGAATATTAATTTCTTCAAATGCAGCAAGTAAACCACCAGTCCAAGTGGCCATTGTCATTTGAATATTTCCAATGCTTTTATCTTTTCCAGTAAATACATTTGCTAAAGCTTGAAAAGGCAAAATCATTGTTTGTGCAACTTTCTCTAAGATGCCAGTTCTTTCAATAGCAGATAAAAGTCCAGCTAAACTATTTAATGAGTTTTTTGCAACATCCATTAAGGAATTACCAACTTGTATTTTTAATCTTTCAAATACATCGGTAACAGAAGCTAATTTTGCATTACCAGTGTTAGCCATTTCTTCAAAGATTTTTCTATAATTATTTTTAACAATCTTTTCAATAGCAACAAAGACTTCTCTTGTTGAGCTTACTAAAGAGCCTTGATTGTCAAACTTGATACCTTCTTTCATCAATTTAGATTTAGAAAGACCAAATTGAGACATTACTTGAACATCTGGAAGTTGTCCTTGACTTAATCTTCCAAACATATCAGTAAGAAGTCTAAGTTTTTCAGCACCACCACCAAAAGCCATTCCAAGTTGAGCAATAGTAGGTAAAACACGTTTAGCATTAAGACCAAAAGCTTCTAATTGAACAGCTGAGTTTGCTAATTCATCAGTGGTAAAGTTTGATGGTTCTGCTAGTTTTCTTACAAAGTCAAGAATATCATTAGCTTTTGCAGGACCTTTTAATGCAGATAATCTTTTTTGTAATTCTTCAAAGTTAAATGCTGCTTGAACTGTAGATTGAATAACTGCAGCATTAAAAGCATAAACAGCTGATATTACAACAGTGATAGCTTTAGCCACTTGCAAAATTACACTAGCTACACCTGCAAATCCAGTTATTACACCTTGGACACGTTCAGCATATTCTTGAATTTGTTGATGTCCAGCTGTTGTGTTTAGCTTATCATCGAGTCTTTGTTTAGCTGCTCTTGCAAGCTCTAACTTTTTAGATAGTTTATCAAATGCTAATCTTTCAGCTATTGTTGCATCAGCTTTAGGTCTAAAGAACATTCCACCATCTGGACTTGCAGACATTTGATAACCACTTTGCATTTTACCTAATACTTTTGGAACATTAAATATAGCTTTTTTATGCTGAAAATCTAAAAGAGCATTTTGCATTTTAAATATTCCAATAGTAAAATCTTTTGAAAATTTACCAACTGAACTATCTTTTAATGCTAATTTTAAAAGAGATAAAGTAGTTACTGTGCCTTGCAAAGAACTCATTGCTGGAGTCATTGCAGTAGACATTTGAGAAAACTGAGAGTTTAAACTATTAAAATTAACTGACCTAATAGATGTAGATATTTTTCCAAATGACTGTTGAAACTTATTACTTGCATTAACTGAAGCATTAGAAACATTTTTAAGTTCTGCTTCAACAGCCCTTATTGAAGTCTTAGTAGAACTATCACCTTGTGTTTCAAATTTAATAACTAATTCTGCAAATGTCATAGTCTACTTCCCATTAATGCTTTTAATATTGCAGTAGCTTGTTCTGCTTCTGCTTTTTCTATTTCTCTACATACATAAGCAATTTCAGCAAACTGGTCAATAGTGAGGTTTGTTTCACTCGGATGCCTACGCAGATACTTAACACTAAAATAAAGTACCTGCGGTGAGCATCCGATTAACCGTTTTTTGCTTCTGTTACCCGTTCATCAAAGTTAGAAGTTGGGAAGGCATTTAAAAACTCTGTAAGAATGTGATAGAAACATTCTTTATTGTTCTTAGCCAATTCACCAAAATCTACCATTGGATTCATAGATTCAGGTTCACCTGGTTGGTCAACATAACATTTGCCTAGTAAAGCAATTTGATAAATCATTGCTTCTGGATATGCTGGAAACTTAATTTTAAGCTTGTTTAATATAGCATTATCAGGGAACAACGCACTTGCAGAAGGCTCCCTTAGCTCTACGAAACAATTTTCTTCAGCAAACTCACTTAAATCGATTTTAACCGATGGTCTAGACTCAACTTTCTTGACTTTAGATAAACCCTTAATCATATATAATCCTTAATAGTTATTAAACGTAAACAGCTGAGAATCCGAACGCTCCAAGCTTAATCGTAGCTGTCTCTCGTTCGACTTCTCCAGGTGTGAATGAATTTGTTACATCAGTAACAAGACCTTGATATGTTAATGTACTTCCAGAACCGCCTGGAACAATCTTAACTTTGCAGAGATATCCCTCTTTGTAAAGGAATACTGGACCGTTTGTATCATCAACATAAAGCTCTAATTCAAGTGTACCTGTTTGACCAGTTTGGAAAGTAGCTTCGGTTGTTGAACAAAGGGTTGAAAGGTCAATTGTCCTACCTGAAATGCTAACTCTAACACTTGTTGCTAAACATTGATAGTCTACAGTTGGGGTTGATGGAATAGAACCAGCACCGCCAACACTTTGAGGATCAGCACCAAAGCTGATTTCTACTGTTGCATCAGAAACTAAAACCGGTTGTGGCATAATATTACCTCTTATACTATAGTATTAAATCTATATAAAATTGTCAAACCATAATCAACTCTGCCATCTGAACCGACTTCAAACGGCTGGTCAGTATCAAATCTCTGGCAATAAAATTTAATACCAGAAACATTAACACTTTCATTTGAAAGCAAAGTGTCTACTCTCTCAATTATATTTTTGAGTCTAGCATAACTAATACTTCCATTTTTATTATCCCATACTGTGATTCTATACACTGGGATAGAATAATATCTTGTTCCACATAGGGCAGATTCATCATTTATATCAGAACCAGACCTGCTGAAAACTACATATGGTAACTGAGGCATTTGTTGAGATATAGCATCTTTTTCTGGAGCTACCTCATTGTAAATACCTTGTTGATAGTTTGGAGCTTTTGAACCTGCTAATAAAATAGCAAGAGTATTATCAGCACTTAAAGTATCGTATATCCATTTTGATATAACTAATGGCTCGAATGACATTATTTTACTAATCCTTTAAGTTTTGTTAATAAGTTCTTTTTAACTTTCATCAAAGCTGGCATAATAAACGGCCTTGGTCTCATTCTTGATGTTCCATATTCTAGAAATGCAGCATATTCAGCATCTATAGTTACTTCTTGACCATTGTTTGTCGTTTTAACTTTAATACTTCTTACTAATTGACCAGTACTATTAGCTGGAGGCTGACCTGGAGCTGAAGATTGATGTCTTCTTCCTTTAATAAAATATTGTCTTCCAGATTTTGAACCAGTAAGAATACTTTTTTTCATCTCTTTAGCAACATTATTAGCAGAATCATTGACAGCTTTCTCCGCTGCCCTGAACATATTGTCCAAGGCAACAGAGTTAATCTTCAATGTGACTCCAGTTTTTAGCATTAGAGTGGTCTTACCAAGATTTCAAGTGGACCAAGTTGAACTACTTCAGCTCCAGCGGTAAGTTCAACAACAAGAGTATATCTTCCTGTTGTTCCAGTAACATCAGTATCAATATCAAAGCTAACAATACCACTAGATGCAAAGTCAACAGTTGGAGTGTAAGTTACTGCTAACGCTCCAGATACATCGTAAACATTTACTACAACTGCATAACCAGTTACATTAAATGGTTGTCCGAAGCCATCTAAGCAGTTAAGTTGAATAGTTTGAACACTATCTGCAAGAATATCAATTCTTCCATCAGTGCCTTCAGCAATAGAAGTAAGTCTATAAGGACCATTAACAATAGTAACTACACTTCCAGATACACTTGCATCATTTAAAACAGCTCCAGCAGTACCAGAAGCAGTAATTCCAGAGATATTATAATTCCAGATATCACCTGCAGTTGAGCCTGCACCACTTGTTAAAGTTCTTGGTGAATATGTCCAAACAGTTCCAGCAATACCACTCATAGAAGTAGTTGAAACGTTTACTGGGTCTACAACACTAGTTACAGCACCACCAGTAATAGTTCTTGAAGCATTAGTCCATACAGTGTTAGCAATACCAGACATAGATGCTGTTGCAACTAAAACAGGATTTACTACAGACCCAACTGAACCTGTTACAGAGCCAACACTTCCAGAAACGCTACCAGTAATATTACCAGTAAGATTAAAAG